AGAAATTACACTTTCGTCAAAGTTCCAGATCAAAAGTGACCTGAGTGCTTGACTATTATGTTTGTTGAGAAGTTTTGCCTTCTCTTCTTTTGTTTTTGCGTTTGAGACTTTTCGTAAAACCTCACTGATTAGCAACCTAGGGTTGCTATTGTCCATGTTTCTTGTTGCCATAATGATTTTAAAATAATGAAGTCAGTCGTCCTCGTCGTCGTCTAAGTCTTGGATATCCCAAGGGGATGTAGGTCTGACGTAGATAAGTTCATCATGTAAAATGTTACCGTCCTCGTCAAGCATCTCTGGATGTGTAACTGATTTTGCGTAGGCAGCGTTTTCGATGTAGTCTTCAACGTAACCCTTTGCTAACCATGAAACAGTGATTCCTAAGATGAATGCACCGATGGTAACTAAAGTTGCTAGTGCTATTAGCATGGTTTCCTCCTTAGATGAAAGTTATAATAAATGGAAACCAACCTCCTATGTTTGATGTTAATATTATTTAGAAGGTTTCCTGCGCCCTGGTCTACGATCTATTTCATATTGCCAAGCATCTTGTAGGATCTTGTACAGATAGTCTTTGATCTTTCTTGCCCTTGGTTTTCCAAGGTGACCATACGCTTCACGGATGAATCGATGTTCTGAATCAGACCCACCCTTAATGTATGCATCCAAATCATAACAGAGTTGTGATAAGGTATCGGCAGATGAGGATTGGATAAACTCAGTTATCTCTCTCCTCTTCACCTTGCGAGACTTTAGATAGTCGTATGCTTTGAAATAAAATTTGTTTTGTTCAAAAGCACAATCAATCGATCGTTCCACAAGTTCATAAAATTCATCCATTATCAGATAAGATTGTTTTCACGGAGGTATTGTACAGTCTCGGTGCAACCACCAAGATTAGTACCATTAAGAACTACCTGAGGAAAGGTAGATCCATTACCGAATTGATTATAGAACGCATCGCGCTCAAAGTCAACCCCCAATCTGTATTCTCTAAAATTATATCCCTTTCCCTCAAGCACCTGCTTAATTTTTGTGCAGTAAGGGCAACCAGTACGAGTGTAAACAGCGAAGTTCATAAACATAAAAAGGAGAATAAAAAAGGGGACCCTTAGATCCCCTAGGTTTAATTTATATAGTGTATCTTAGAAGGTATATTTTGCACCCACTTTTCCAGACATATCAAAGTCAGAATCGTTAGTTACACCGTAGACTTCACCGTAAAGGGAAACCTTCTCGCTGATTCCCTTAGATGCTCCAAGGTATCCTGCAAGTTCAGTGTCACCGAACTCGTCAGTAGACTCAGTATGTCCTACAGTAGGTCCTACAGAAGCGTACCAAGCAAGACCGCCATCGGTCACGCCTTCATATCCAAGTTGGAATTCAATGTTGCCAGAAGTGTATGCACCATCAGGGTATGAACCGTTTGCTTCTACATTAACGTAAGGACCTGCAAACGCAGCACCAGAGAAAAGAAGAGGAGTTGCAGCGAGTGCTGCGATTGTTGATTTGATCATTTTGTTTAAAAGAATTTACTTGCTGATTAAAATTTTGGTCAGCAGATGATAGATGTCTCGACATGACATCGTGTTAGGTGATTGAAGAAGGACCTAGCGCGAGTAATTGAGGCATTCGGAAATACTTAATCGAAGGGTGGCGTCCCACCTTCACCGATTATTTATAGTAACATGATCCCGAAGTTTTGTCAAGTGTCTTCTGATGACCGTACATTGTGTTTGATCTCTAACAATCTTTCAGCACGTTTTTTCAGAAGTTTTGCATATAAAACATCCTCTTTATTATAATACTCTGGGCAACATTTGCGTGCTTTAATAATTTTCTTTGCTGCCTTTATCGTGTCTTTTAATCTCATTTCGGATTTCCTCTAATTTTTTTCTTGATTCTACTAGCATCTCAGCGACTTTAGATCTTCCTTCATACCATTCATCAGGGTTGTATTGAATATCAATGTAGTCCATTGGATCCATGATCGCTTCAAACTCTGCGTCTCCATCACCTAGGATCTCTTTGAGTTCCTTGGGTAGATCTTCATTTTTTATCTTTGGTAAGTCCATTAATACCCTCCTTCGGATGCACTTGTTGTGATTTCATAACCTATAGAATCTCTGGTATTCCAAATAAGATTACCTAAATTGGAAGCAGATCTTGTAGTTAGGTCTAATGATGTTGATGCAAAGAAGTCTACATTAGCACCTGGGGTAATGTCAAGTTGTGCGTTACAATCATCACCATCGCGATCCATGAAACACAACTGACTATTATTGTTTTTCAATCTGAACCCACCTGAGTTAGCAACGATGGTTGCATTGTAAGTACGTCCCCCTTCAAGAATAACTACTTGACTAGTGTTACCTGAAGTCTGACCTGGAGTTTGTCTGAAGTTTACACCCGCTATCCTGTATGTTCCTAGAGCAGTTCCTGCATCGCTTGGGTTATCATCCCATTCAAAGTCGAGAGTAAACTCTCTACTGCCTGTACCTGTAGTTGTTATACCACCACTAGAATTAAAACTTGCACTGACTGTAGAAGACCCTGCCAGTTTCATTGTGTATGCAACTCCACCTGGATTTTTAGACCAGACATCTTCGTTGCCTGCAGCAGGTGCTGCGTTTGTTACTGTGACCCCAATAATATGAGGTCCGATGCTTACGTTATTAATATTTATAGTACTACTACTTGCAAAACCAGACTGGGATCCGATACTGACTCCATCGAAAGTATAATCAGCACTGTTATCAGCAGAAACTTCCATCACATAGTTACCTGCCTGCGTGATATTAACCTGCACACTTGCGCTGTGAGGCACTCCAGTGAGCGTCTCTACGTTAGATGGGTATACAGCATACTTATTCATCAGAGCGTTCCATGCTTGATGAGGACCAGACTTGACCCAAGGTGATGTAGCACCACCGTAACAAGATGATCCTCTACAGATTTTTAGATACCATCCACCTGGATTTCTATTCCAGTTGTATGCATTACCAATCGGATTACCATCACCGTCTAGAAAACCTGCAGCAGAGTTTGTACATCTTACTACCAAAGTTAGTGTACCACCATTGATAGTAAGAGTCTCTGAATAAGGAGTAGTATACGAACCACCTGCGAAGATACCACCAGGTGCATTGTTGAAGTTTGAAAGTGGAGTGGAAGAGTTATTCAAGAAAACTGACATTGTATCATCACTACCACCAGTGATTGTGTATGTGTCAGTAGCAGGAATAGGAATCAGATAAGTTACTGTCTGCTGTTGTAATGGTAACGTACATTGTTCTGGGTTAACCCATACAGCATACCTGTTTCCTTCATCACTCCAGTATCCTTGAGTGACAACCGTAGTGGCATCATCACCATCTGCTGCTACAGAGAAAGTAGCATTCGTATCGTTACCACCACTGTCTTTAAATTTAAGTTTGGTAAATGTATTATCACGAGTAGGTGCTTGTGCCCTATCTGTGTATGTGATTGGATATGTACCTGTCTGCATCACCTTAGACCTTCTAACGGTTGCTTCTTCGACATCACCTCCACTACCACCTGCACGATATCCAATCCTTGCAATAGCAATACTATCAAAACAGTTTGGATCATTAGTTGAAATAGCATCCATGGTGATATTACCAACTCTAAGATTTCCATTACAATCATCGTCATCACCGTCCATCAAACAAACAACTCTACCATTATCAACTAAACGATATCCTCCAGTATTGTCGTTGTAAGTTACGTTAATAGTTTGTCCTGCAGAGATTGATATATTTTTTGATTGACTCCCTTTCTCACCACTCTGTGTAAAAGTTTGTCCTCCAACTTCGATTGTTGATACCGCAGTTCCTGCATTGTTTGGATCATCATTCCAATCAAAGTCCAGTTGAAGTGTACCAGATCCTTGTCCAGTAATCTCAAGGTCACCTAATTGGTTAAAAAATGCAGAAAGAGATACGTTATTACTTGTCTGTAATTCACCGCTAGAGTTTTGAATAGTTTGTTTGAACTGTACTGTTGTATTGGAATTTCTAAATGCAACAGGAACACGAACCTCACAATATCTAAACTTAGAGTTACGTTGTTTAAATGTTTTAACACTCTGTCCACTATCTTGCTGTGCTTCTAGATCAACAACGTCGTTTTGAGTTCCATCTGGCCAGACTATTTTCAGTCCTTCACCAGAATTGTTAACTGTTTCTCCACCATTTGTATCATTACCTAAGGTCGCATACACAAAAATATGATTTGCGTTATCTAAATCTAGAGTTACAGCAGCAGTTCTTGTAGTTTGTAGAGAACTGAAGGGAGAAGTTCCTGAAGTTCCAAAAGCAATATATTGATTTCCGATATTGTCATGCTCATTTGGTTTTCTAAACCCTCCACGCTCTCCTCTACCATTTCCCCAACTCACTAGAGAAGTACCAGACAACGTAAGAGATAGATCTTCAACGTTATTGCAAATGTGTTGTACAAATTTAAGACCATTGACCTCAATCTTTCCTAGAGCAGTGTCTTTAGTCTTTGGATCGTCATCCCAATTAAGTTCCAATGCAACTCTACCACTAGTAGCACTGCCTGAGACTATAAGATTATCACCTGTAGAATCAAACTGCACAACCATATCATTAGTAACAATGGTTTCTTGAGTCGCACTGGTGACAGGATAAGTTAGAGGTGTAGATTTCTGCTTCCTGTACTTTGTTATTGTTGTGCCTGATGGTGTGAAATACTTAATAGGTTTAATATTAATTTCTGGATCCCAAGCAATACATGAGTCAACATCTAATCTTGGTACAAAGAAAGTGGGATCAAAGTTAAAGTTTGGATTTGGAAAGACACCTGCACAACCTTCCTTAGGAGGATTTTGTCCAGTACAATCCCAAGTGACTGGTAAATCATAAACATACTCACAGTCATGGAAAGTTCCATCTGGTCTTACTTTACATCTCTGTGATATAAACCTTGGTAATCCTGGGAAGAGGTTACGAGTAGGAGGACCTTCAGGCGGGTCGTCTCTAGGGTCACCAATAACTATGATCGAAGGATCCTCTGGTGGTAACAATCCCCCTGGTCGTTGATATACTGTTTCTGTTGGTGGAAGAATTACATCACAAATCGGACCAAAACTTCCTTCTGGATAATAGAATGCCATAAAAAAAGAGGGGGTTGTGTCCCCCTCTATTTAGTTCCATCTCGAACGAAACTATTTATTAACCAATTGACGGTGCAGTTAGAGCAACCTGAGTTGTCTCAGCAGCAGCAAGGTCAAGTGGGAAGTTGTGAGCATTACGCTCGTGCATAACTTCCATACCAAGTCCTGCTCTGTTCAATACGTCTGCCCATGTTGGGATGATCTTACCAGAAGCATCTACAACCGACTGGTTGAAGTTGAATCCGTTAAGGTTGAATGCCATAGTTGACACACCCATTGCAGTAAACCA